CAAACGGATTATTAGTGCCGTCAAACACATAACTGATCTGTTGATATTGACGGCTAGGTTCTGGAACTGTCAGCCAGGTATTCCTAGGCTGTAGAGTTTCTGCTGTGATAATTTTTTGTAAATATCCAAGACTGATCAATTTGGTAACGATAACGCCTGTATCATCTACATAACTGAAAGTATCAGTATTAAAATAGTTTTGGAAATTGATATCACCTTGTGTTTGGAAATTTTTATAGCTGAGATAAAAATCAGTTACAGGGTTATTATTGCTGTCATATATCACAGGTATGATACCTTGGCTCAGTATCGGATCAGCTACACCTGAAGTAGCTCTCACATAGCCAAATAGCTGTGTTCCAGTAAATGTGCTTCTAGTATATGTAGAATAACTCTTGCCTGTGGAGTCTAATACATCAAATAATGGAGGTTGTTGTAGTGCTGTCTTGGCTTGGCTTGCGTTCCAATTGACTCCGTCATACCACCAAGGATCTCCCTTGTATTTGCCAAGTTTAACTACAGTAGTAGAGTAAGCAACTACATCACCATCCTCGGCTAAAGTCAACTCAATATGTTTGTCGCCAGTTGGTAATCCTTGATCATCTACTTCGTATTGGATCAGATTTAATACGTAAATCTTATTACGGACCAGAGGATCGTCGTCGACACCAAAGATCACACGCATGCCATCAAATAGTGTGACTCCGAATGCTGTCGTATAGGTCTGACCTTGGAGTTCAGTAAAAGCATTTCGTGTATCAGTATCTAGTATATCAATGGGTGCTAGACCAATGCGGCCTTCATTAATCAACTGCATATCACAGTCAAACTGCACGATAGGACGCTGAGCTCGGCTGGCTTGATCAAATACTGGAGTAGTGTTATTATATTCTGCTGTAGCCAGCAATACATCAATGTGGAACCAACGATTGTTTCGTGACCATGCGTTGCGATCTAAGCTAGCACGATTTATAGTGATATAATCAGGAAATGTTTCAGTAGGATAATTTAGTATCAATTCATTATTATAGGCTTCTGGTGTGATCAACTCGTCTACTGGAACTAGTCGTATACCACCATTTAAAAGGCCCGTATCTCCCACTTGTTCTACATAGTATTGGCGATTTTGATACTTTGCTGGAGTTACATCATCCCCAAATTGAATCTTTAGTCCTGATGTAAATTCAACACCATTTGGGCTGGTATAATTTTCTTGTCCTAATATGTCTGTGTTAACATCTATAGTCCATGCATTGTATTCTACTACTTTAACATTGGTGTAGATATCACTGCGGACTCCGTCCTGGATCCAAAGTTCATCTAGTTGGCTGCTAATTAAAGGAACTTGTTTTAAGAAACCGTCATAGTCTTTATAATATTCTTTGTTAGCGTTGGCAACACCAAATCTCACATATACTTTTTCGTCAACGTTAACCGCTTGTTCATAGATTAATCGCACCACAGGATCATTGGATCCATCAGCATTAGTGATTCCGGCATTGACATAAACCACGCGGAACACTCCATAGCGTTCAGCTTCAGGAACAACATACCCAGCATCAAATCCTGGAGCAGTAAATGTATAAGTGCCAGACGCTGTGGTAGTAAGATTAGCACTGAGTGTTACGTTAGCGTTAGCTGAATCAATACTGACTATAGTAGTTCCACTTGGGATACCTGTGCCAGAAACTTCTAGATTAGCTATCAGTTTGTCTGTAGAACTTAATGTGATAATGTTTGTGCCTGATGTGCCGGCTGTCGCAGATGGTGTTGACACAACAACATTACCATAGGTCCATACTTCATCACCAACATTGGTTGCTAATTGGACATTGACAAATACCAGATGTTTGCCATTGAGTTGTCCCGTGATACCACCATACTGAGGATAGTTATCTAAGAACGTCGATAATAACTGATTATTGAATCTGCTGAATGGTAGTGTATTAAATGGTGTCGCATAGTCTACGTTATAGACAGTTTGCATAGCTAGGAATCTATCCTGTGCTGTAGCAGATGGCACATTAAATGTTACGGTTCCGCTGTCGGCGCCATTGTTATCAACGCCTAGTATATCTCGTGAACTTAAAGTTGGTGTAGCTGATACCACGCCGTCAACACCTAGTTCAGTTTGTATCCAGAAAGGATATCCTGGTTGATCGACCACGAATCTATAGACGCCGCCACGAGCTAAGATAATACTATTATCTACTACACCATTGTTCTTAAAGATATAACGACCATTGGCTGGATCGCGTGTTACAGTATAGGTTATGTCGAGGTCCAGACCATTGGTGCTGACTTCTACTGGATCAGGACCATCAGGCAACCAATAGTATTGGCTGAAGTTAACGAATTTGTCAAAGCTGATCTTAGGATCGAATGTGTAATATTCTTGTTCAAATAGTCTACTGTGATCTGTGACAATGCCGCCATAATAACTAATCTTATCTAGTAGATCAACATAAGTGGCAAAGAAAGTAGTATTTTGTTGTGTATTCTTTATTACGATACTAGGTTCTAGTTGATAGTTTTGGCGATCAGCTGTAGATTCTAAGACATAACTGTCAGTGCTTTTATATGTGGGAGCGAATCTGCGACCAATATAACCATACAATGTCATAAAGTCAGGATCTGATACCAATTGATCCATAGTGGCTGACAAGAATTTTTGATTCGTATCAGATCTAAAGGTAGTCGGTAAAAAATTATATGTTTTTCTTTCAGCCATTATATTCCCAATTAAGCAGTAATAAGTGCACCAGTTTGATTAATCTGTGCGGCAGTGATAGCACTGATTATCTTGACATCATTCACTGTCGCGGCACTGGTAATAATTTCATTGATTTCACAGTTAACCTGCATCAAGCTACCAAACACGCTGGCTTCGTTGGCCGGCACGATAATGATACTGCTGATATTTGGCACTAGTTGCACGTGTAGGTAGGCCGCAAGCTCACTGAAATAGAATGTTTCACCAAAGTCCCAGTTCTCTACAGCAAAATAACTGTTAATGGCAGAGATAACTGAAGTCTGTATTTCATTATCGCTGATAACCACGTTAGGATTTTTAACTACTTTGAACTGTGCTTGTAGTGTAGGATCGGCTTTAGCGCCAAATAGTGGTTTAAACTGTGCAGGATTGTAGATGATAGTATCGCTGACTGCCTTATATTCATCTAAACTACTGTAGTTTGTTTCTAATTCTTCGCTGGTAGGTAAGCTAGGTTCAGTGATAGTGCCAGTGATGTCTTGTGCCCAAGCTAGATAGTCGATACTGTATTGTTGTGTAAGGATATACAAGTCGATAATATTATTAGGGCTTGGATCAATACGTCGGTTGTTTGGACTATTGTGGCGATATTGAAAATACAGATCCTGGCGACCAAGCCTTGCGATATAAGTTTCTGGTGGGCTCAATGTTGTGGTCAGATTTAATGTGTATACCTCCCCACTAATTGATAGTTTATAGAATTTGTCTTCAGGAGCGATATAGAACAATTGACCATTTTGAAACAGAGTGGCTGCTACCTGTGCATCTCGTAGGGTAGCATACTGTGATACCACTAGATCGTTGCTGACTGGAGTTTCTGTTACGAAATTATCGTAACCAGTCGTTGATTCAAAGTAAACATACTTGTTAGTTATATCCACATTAGGATTGACTAGTAGTTCAAATAGTTCGGGATTATCTGGTATACCATCATTGTCGCTATCGCTGAATGTAACATATATCCTGTTGATGTCTACATATCCATCAACCTCAGTGATGCTCTTATAGATATTCCAGATATAATCTAATGCCAGAGGCTCGCTGTTATCCGGTTGGGTATTGACTTTCAATATTTTAATCTGATCTTTAACTGTTAAACCTGTTGACGCATCAAAAATCTTAGTAGTGCCATCATAATAAAAGTTGGTTTCCTGAACGCTTTCAAAAACATAATCAAGTCCACGATATGATACTGTGTATGTTTTACCTACTGTCTGGAATGCTATCAACCAACTGCTGTCTAGTGCATTGCCACTGGTATCACCGGCATAGGTCAAACTAAATTCATCTGTGGTATTTAAATTCTGTGGAGCTATGATAGTCCATGCAGCTGTGTCCACATCATAACGAAGGCCAAAATTAGCAAAAGCCTGTATATATCCTACCATGGTTGATACCAACGATGTTGAGAATGCATTATTAAATACTGCAAAAACTCGATCAGCTTCTGCGGTCTCATTGGGAGGAAGAATCTGATTGATAGTAACAGGACCATCACCATTGCTCAAATTACCCTGTCCGCCATTGGTTCCATCTCCTACTACCAATTCAATAGCTGCATATACATAATATTTGTCACCTGGGTTGCGCGGTATTCCTGTTTTTATTCGATTCTGTGAATCAAAATAATTGCCTGCGCCTGCTGAGAACTTAACTATAGAACTCTGTGTGATATATTTGTTGGCACTAGTTACCGCAGCTCCAATCTGTAGGATCTTGCCATCGCTGTCTTCAAAATATCCTGTGCAGCCATTGGCGATCACGGTCGAAGTGTGCCAATAAGTATCTGTCAGATCTATCAGAGGATAGTGTGCATAGAAAAATTGTAGAGTTTCTGGTGCAGACGCTATGGTCGCTATGCGATCGTAGATCACTCGATAGATGTCGTTAGTAGTAAAGTAATCAAAGCTAAATGTATTAACAGTGTTATCTCTATATAAGATACCGTCCTGTGCAAAGATGTTGGTGCTGGAATATTTGCCAGTAACATCGATAACATCTAGATAACGACTGATACCTGAACTGGTTCTATTCACTGCTTTGACTTTTAATACGTCTGTGAATAATGTATAGGGTAAGATATTATAGTCTTCACCTGTGACCATACGATTCTGTGTATAGAATTGTTGTGGTGCTTTTTGTTTTACACTGTCAAGGCTTTCACGTGTGGTAGCATTAGCCACAGTATACTGTAGGCTAGCAGTAATAGTGATAGTTTCGACACGACCAGTAGCACTGACGTAGTTGATAGGTATAACCAGACCTTGCATTTCGTCTGGGGTGATCTTATATTGTAGACCATTGCTGACACGATAGTATAATCTATAATTACCTTGCGGGATATTAGCGAATGATCCGTCACCAAAGATTAGATCAATCTGATCACCAGCACGTGTGTTTACCTGATAAATGTTCTTGTTTAGTGTGGCATTATAGATAACATTGGTATTAGCCACTGCTGGAACTTTTTCCCATAGAGTATCTAGATTACCATTGCTGTCTAAGCTATATAACCAAACATCAGTGTTGTTGATATTATTTGCGTTAACTGCGTATACACGATTAGGAATACTTTCAGCTAGATTAAAATCTAGGCTTTTGAGTTCACCTTGTTTAAAATATAAGAAGTAACCAGTGTTGGCACTACCATTACCTAGATTGTCATTCTTGTATAGGAAATTAAACGGAGCATTTAGCTTAGGATCAGCTTCATAGATGTAAGTTTCGCCCGAGCTGGTGGGGCTTACTATCTCAAAACTCATCTGTGTGCCTGCTACAGTGGATTTAATACTGTATGTAGATAAAATATTAGGCACTAGATTGATCTGATATTCTTCGTTAGTTATACCATTGATGATCTGTGTATATGCAGGCTTACCTACTGCTTGATTGTTGACCAAACTAGCATTGATTACCATGGTCATCTGTTCTAACCAGTTGCTGTTGCCTGCATCAGCCCAGTTAATCACTAATCCAGCAAGATTTAATCCATTGCTGTCATAGACGTTTTCTGTGGTGCTGACGCTGTCAAATTTTAAGAATCCTCGGCTGTTGACATTGCGTTTGGGATTATAGCTGATCAAACGTGCGAGTTTAAGTATACTGTCACGGCGTTGTGCTGTGTCAATGAAGTTTTCACGTGCATTTAAATCTGCACGGAAAGCAAGACTTTGTCCTAAGAATGCAACCATATCAATCAATGCGATAAATTCGCTTGATTCGATGAAGTCGTTAAAGTCTTCTGGATAGTATAACTGTAGATAACTGACCATGCTGGCACGAAGTGTTTCGTAGTCGTAGCTCTGGAAGTCAGCATTGCGGAATGATTGATATAGCTTAGTCCAATCTTCTGCAACTAATAAACTGGTTTGTCGTGTGGTGGTTGCCATGCTATTTCCCTATTATGTAGTATTTATCAGGAAAATAAACTGTGTAGTTAATTACTGTGCTGAGAGTGTGTTAGTTTGATTGTTGAAGTTCATCAACATTAGATTAGTTTGATTTGTGGGCACGTAGCGTAATTGTAGCTCTATTTGTATACCTTGATCATACTCTGTGATAACGATATTATCAAAGCTCACACGTGGATCATAGCTGGCTATAGCTTTGATGTCTGTGGCGATAACGCTCTTTAGGTCATCAGTAAAGGGTTCGTGTAGGACATTCCAGATGATAGTGCCAAAGTTTGGGCGCATCAGCTTTTCACCTTTGCGTATGTTGAAATGATTGATGATATCCTGCTTGATCAAGTCAAAATCAGTCAGGCGGAAGTTCCTGCTGGGTGCTAGAGTGCTGAATCCTTTATATGTAGTAGCCATATTAATATTTAGCCTTGGTTAACTTCCTGGACTTTTGAAGCTAATAGTGATGCCGCATACTTGCCTTGGTTAAAGAATTCTGCACCAGTGCCGCTGCCGTTTCTGAAAGTTTTAGCCAGATCTGGAGTTAGTTTGTGTGCTACTGCCAGCATACCAGCTACATCGTCAGCTGATTGATCTGAAGTGATCGCTCCGCTGGCTACCATGCTGGTATAGTTGGTTTTGGTTATGTCTAGCATGGCAGATTCCTGTTCAGCAGTATTGGTCAAGAAAGTATTAACACTGTCTATGCCGTTTTTACCGATCCAGCTGTTAGGATTCTGTAGATCTTCATTGCTGGCCACTGTGCTTTTTACGTATCCACCAGACACCAGCGATTTGTAATCAAATTGATATTTGCCCACAGCACCAGTAGTAGCGTCTACTGAACTGTAGTCGTTACCTTGCCCTAGCTGTGCCATGAGTGCCGTGGTTTGATCCTGGCTTAGTGATCCAACAGGTTCTCCAGCTGGCGGTTGATTTCTTAGATCTTTTAGCGTGGCAGGAGTTTGCACGCCTGCACCGCCCGCGGTTTTAGTAGCATCAATAGTGCCTCTATAGGGTTTGGGCTGTATACCTGGGCTAGTTGGTTTAAAAAATACACCGTTGTCACCTCTAGCAAAAGGTTCGTGTGTGGGTGCTACTGTTACTATAGAATTCAGTGCGTCTGGGACTATGCGCCAAACTCCGCTATTTAATGCCGCATTTGGTAATGAATTTACCTGTAGAGGGTCTACGCCTTTAACTGGCACAGTTTTGCCGCTGTTCTGATAGATACCCGATCCTTCTGTAGCAAATGTGCCACTGGCACGCAGAGACATCGAAGCCGCTGATTCTACGTTAAATGCCGCACCTGATTTAAATTCTGTTAGTCCAAACGATTCTACTTTCAAAGAGCTGGTTAATAATTCTGTTTTAGTAGTTTCTAATTTAATCTGCAGAGCAGATTTCATGTTGATATCACCACCAGCATTGAGATTTATATCTGCATCGCTGTGTAGATTCAGTGTGCCTTCACTGCGGACATTAAAAGATCCAGATGCATAAGCACTGATACTACCATCAGATCCTAGTTCGATCCAGCTACCACCATCTGCATGCGCGATATAGATAGTTTGATTTGTGTCATGCATTAGGATCTGATGACCACGAGCTGTGCGTAATCTTACCAGTTGATCTTCACCTAAGGCAGCACCATCGTCCATGACGAACACGTGCCCACCTTTACGTGATTTTATCTTTAGATATTTTGGATCTATCCTACCAGCGGCGAGCTCTGACGTGTATTTGTCGCGAGATTCTTTGGTATCTGCTGGATCATCTAGAGGACGGCCAGGTGTGCTGATACCAAATACATTGCTTGGGCTTTCGCGTTGGCTAGAACTGGATATAGCACCTCGGGTAACATCTTGATCTAAACCTTGATTACGCAGGATGTTATACTGTATAGTATGCACAGGTTTATTATTTAGATAAAATGATGTATTGGTAAAATCCTTAGTGTATTCATTAAATTCCACAACAGGAACTATATCACCGGGTGTATACGTGGCTTTTTGGCTAGCCGTAAGGCTGTTAGGATCTACGTTTTGTGTACCTGCTATACCTGGTAACATGAAATGGCTGAGATTACTGTTCACGCAACCAATAAAATAACCACGCAATGGATCACCGGCGATAAAAATAACTATGACTTCTACACCGATATCTGGTGGCACCATCCACATACCATAGGTATGGCTTACTCTGGTAAAACTATTATCTGCGCTAGGGCTGTCTGTAGATGACTGCACTTGGCTGGTATAGCCCATGTAAGGACTACTATAACTGACCGTGCGCCAATTGTTTGGATCATCTGCTGGGCCACCTAGATCAGGTATATAAACCTGTAGACGTCCTGACAGGGTTGGATCTAGATTATTTTTAACTATACCTACGTATGGGTAAGGATCAACGCGAGTGCCTGCAGCATCTTCTCTGCGTGCTGCCTTGATTACCTTACTGCCTATTCTACCATCGATTGCCATTTACGTTTCCTTGATTATTGGATCGCTGTTTCGCCAGGCACCCTATTAGCCCTAGATGATATAGGCCTAAAGTCTGGCACGATTCCTTGAGGTTCAGTTTGATTGGTTATGATTTCTTCGGGGGCTGTATCTCTTATTATACGTAGATCCTGGGCGTTTTGTGTCAGTAATGGTGGAACGTTATTGGCTGCTCTTGCGACCTGTTGATCTTGTCCTGCTGTCTGATCTATGTCAGTATCTGCTGCATCAGCCGGAGATGCGCCGGGGCCGCCGCTTTGTAATAGACTAGGAATCACTGGGGGTGTTTGTGTGATACCTAGTTTTCCTGGGAATGCATCAGGATTAGCTTCTTGGCGTTCTTTTTTTGCTGTCCCTTCTGTGTTCTGTAATTCTGTATAATCAAATGCGGCCTGCCGTGGTAATCTTACCATATCTAGTTCTTGCGTAAACTGCCCGTTATGAAACTTGCTTGATACCTGCACTACCATATACAAACCGCTAAACAAACTGGTCTTATAGTCAGGATCAAACTCCATAAGGCCATTAGACTCGTTAATGTCTACAGGTGTGCGGAATAATACCTGCGCATAGACTACACCATTATCCATGACTAGGCTTCCTCTGTTAGGTAATAGCCGATCATCTTCACCTATGGGTTGTTCTGGTGTGGTGGCTGTGATGCTGGCCTGTATCTGCGGTCTATAGAATATGTCGTCTTGCTTGATGTAGTCTGGATCGCCTAATATCTTTAGGGTCAATACCACCATATCCGCTTGGCTTTCAGTCATTAGGCTGTCCGCGAGGTCGACTGATGCAACTTCTTTGGTGTTAGAAGCGCCGCCGGTTGCAGTAGCTTTACTGTTCTGCACTACTGGATGCAATATAGATGGCATAATAGCATTGGGTTCTACCGATGCATCGCCGCCCGCATAGTTTGGAAAATTCTGTGTCTGTTTCGCTACAGCACTGCTGTCAGCTGAGGGATTCAGTTCAGCCAGGCTATTCCTATAGGCAGTAGGTTGCATATAATACAAGGCATTGAACTTAATGTCAAAATCAAGAACATCGTCATTTTTGCCTGTATAGATGTAGTTATAATTTTTAGTTGGATATAACTGCGTGCCTTGTGGTGCTATATCTAGTCGCACATTATAGATTTTATAGGATTTAACTGTGTAGGTAATTTCTCTAGCCCAGACTTTCCTGATAGTATCAAATGCTCGCAATCTAATAGTTGGTACAATCTTAAACCAATTTAATGGTTGATCTGCCATTTCCTTGCGTTTCTGATCATAGTCGGGATCTTCAGGTAAGATTAATTGATTCTGTATATAATCACTGTTGCGTATCACATACTCTAATAATTTTTCAATAGTAGTGCCAAAATTAATTTGGAATATTACCTTGCTGGGATCATATATGGCCTGTTCCTCACCTGCACCTTGTCGCTTGATGTTCACGAAGTCATTGGGAGTTCTTGCGTCTTTCATCCTGGTTCGTTTAGGGGTTACTATCTCTGGGTGTGTGAATAGGCTTTTGCCTATAGCGTCATCAAATTCAAATCTATAGACATCATTTTCACCGATCTTTCCATTTGTCTTGAGTTTTTCGTAATAGTCGTTGATAGCGGTGCCATAGCTCTTTACACGTGTATAGGTAGTATTGCTGGCAGTGCCACTGAAATTAGGACCTTGATTAAATTGGTCTGTGATTGCACGTTCTCCGGGCACTTGATTGCCCTGGGCATTAATAGTATCTTCAGGTGTTCCTTCGATTGATTGGAAAAATTCTGATACTGACCCAGCAACGACTTCAAAATTAGCTGGAGTAGTCACAGTAGTAGCATCAAATGCCGAATGATTAAATGCCACAGTGGTTATTTTATATTCCGCACCACGACCACTAACACGCACATCAAGTGTAACAATCTTAATAGGTATGCGTTTACGTAGTTCTTCAACTGCTCCTACTATTTTACCAGCATCATCTAAGGTAAAGAAGTCTACCTGCAGCATGTATGGCATGTCGAGATAATTTTGGCTATTGACTGAGTTGGCAGCTTTGATTATGCGTTCTACCAAGGTAAATCCATATGGTTCTATTAGAGTAAAGTTAATGTCAACAGCATTGGTATTTCTCGTAGATCTATTGGGTGCTATCATCGTAGTGATATCTAGATCGTCAAAATAAAAATCTCTGTCAAAGAATTCACTGCGTGGAAAATTATCTGGGCTATAACGACCAGCACTGGCGATCAATACACGTTTTGGTGTATAGGTCTGCGTGTTGACCATGTCGTTGTATTCCTGATCGCTGAGCAAGTGCAGGCTTAATCCATAGATATAGGTTGGATACTGATGCAGTCTGTTAGGAATAGGAAATAATATTCCAGGGCGTGTAGCAGTAACTTCGACCCCATCTAATCCTATTCGATCTGTAGGTGCCTGAGTAGATGGTGCACTTGGGCCTGCACCTGTCAGACTATTGGCATTATTGATACGTTTTTGTAGATCTTTGCCTTCACTGCGTTCGTAATATCTATCAACCACTGTGGCTGCATCTGCGGCATTGGTAGTGGCTTTGAGTCTAGCCCCTGCGTCAGTTTCTGTTCCTTGCGTTAATTCATAATTGACGAAATCTAATTGTTCTTCAAAGGTGCCTTGTAAAACAGGTTTGCCGTATCTGGTTTGGAAGTTTGTCTGCCGGCTGCCTCTCCACTGTGCTATACCAGCGGCACCATTACCACCCCCAGCCCCATTAAATACCCGAGGATTCAATTGAGATTCCGCCATCAGATTGCCTACTATACCTGCGGCTTGAGCCTCAGTCCACCCTTTGCTCTGGAAAAATTTTATGGCTGTTTGTTGACTTTGACTTATAGCCATCTATTAGATTCCCAATGCTGATGTTAGATTCTGTTTCTGTGGCACGTAGATAGTTACACCTGGTTCAAAATCAAATATAGGATCCTGTATAACGTTTGGGTTACGGACAGCAAACACCCACCATAGAGCACTGTCGCCGTATAAGTCAAATGCCAATAGATCTGGACGATTTTTATAGATAGCGTCTATCTCATAAGCCACATCATTTGAGTCGATGGGGATATCCGGAATATTAGCCACGTCTAGGAAAAAACCAAACACATCAGTGCTGGCATAGGGACTGGTTCTTGAATAGGTAACTGCCATTAGATGAATCCTCCAAATCCTTTATCATTATCTGCGAGCAGACCACCACTAGCGAATTTGTTGAGATCAAAACGCTCATGTAGATTTTTGCGGCTGTAAATAGGTTTTAGAGTAACAGCCAGGGTGCTAACTGCGGGCACGCGAGTGGTTGTGGTAATAGTATTATACTGTAAATTAGGTGCAGATGTTTGTCTTGTGCCTGTTTCGCTGGCCTGTAGTAGTTTAGGAACATATTTTTTTTCTTCTTCCGACAGTTGCACACTACCAAAATTAGCATTGCCGGGTGTCACTGGAGTTTCTGACAGAGTAGTTTGGCTGATAGGCACCTGTAGATAATCTACTTCAGCTGGCATGGTATGTTGGAAGCTGGTAATCACGCAAGGCACATGTGGAAAGTAATGGCTACCATACCCATCTAAGAATACTATTGGTGGTGGATTACCTACATTACTACCTTGTCCAAAGAACATCTTAGTAGCAGCTCTGAAGAAATACACAGCGGCCATGAGATATTGTCCATCTGCTGGGCTCTGCACAGTAAATTCGCCTGATACCTGTATGTCTGCCACTTCTGAGTTATTGTAAAAGTGCGCGGGATAATTACTATGTGTAAGACTAGCTGAGGAATAATTAGCCTGATGCATTACAGTAATCTGTGGAACATAGGGCCAAATAACTCCATTGGTTTCTATTAGGGGGTATAGTAAAGCACTGTCTGTGCCTGTGGTATTTGCATCTTGATACAATATCCCGGCACCTGCAGCTAAACTTACACGGACACGCCAATCGTCTTCAGCGGCCGCAGTAGCACCGCCAGTTCCTGAAGCATTTTGGAATCCAATATTAGGTATAGACTTGGCTCGACCTAATATTCCTCCAAGGCCTAGTCCTGAATTACCAAGGCGTTGTTTGCTGGGATTCAGCAGATCAAATACAGTATTTGATCCTGGAATATGTCCTTTGTCAGACGTATACCCTGGTAGAAAACTGTTTGACTGATTATAGAGCCCGGATAAATTTATAGCCATAATTTAAAATACCTCTTGCTTTAGTGTATTTATAGGTTATATAATAGTAGTAGTTTAAAAGGAAAACTTAACAATGCGAAAGGTCAACTACCTCAACAACAAAGATATTCTTAAAGAAATCGCAAAAAGTAAACTAACTTATTGCAGTTTTACTGATGACTCAGTTAAAAGTTATGACATGATCGTTACAGGCGTAGATAAGATCACCAAAAAAGCCATAGCTGAAGCACGTAAACTACGTGCAGAACGATTAGCTAAAGAAGCACAAGAAGCAGATCTATTAAATGGTGTTAAGAAAAAACTAGATGAATATCTCGCTCCCACTAAAGATATACCACAAACAGATGTGGTTTTTCGTGTAATGACCTGGGAGCATATACCAATTGATGAAGCTAAACAGAAAAAAGCTGATGCAAAGGCACAGGAAGAGTATGATGCCGACGAAGACAACTTTGAAACTGAGTATGATGAACCTGTAGTAGTCAAGGGTGCTACCAAATATACCAAAGTTAACTTTCCCCCATTCCAACACTATAAGGTAGATGCAGAAGGAACGCCTGTCTGTGTTGGCAAAAGCCATTGGAAAGGCGGGGTCGAAAAAGGCAAGTTTTCAAAAGATCATGGAACTATGACAGCTAAACTAGCTCATATGTTTATCAAACTATGTGAACGCTATGCCACTCGTAGCAACTGGCGTGGTTATACCTACAACGATGAAATGCGTAGCCAAGCCTTACTACAGTTAAGTCAAATTGGTCTACAGTTTGATGAAAGTAAATCACAAAACCCTTTCGCTTACTACACGGCGGCTATCACTAATAGCTTTACCCGTGTGCTGAATATAGAAAAACGTAATCAAAATATCCGTGATGACATCTTAGAAATGAACAACTATAATCCTAGTTATACACGTCAGGGTGAATGGGGTGCTGGTGGTGGTCATTACGAAGAGTAAATGGCGAAATCGTCAATAGACTTTACAACTTTTATCAACTATAATATAACTCATGGCTAATCTATTTAAAAAAGCAGCTGTTTGCACGGACATACATTTTGGATTAAAGTCTAACAGCAGCACACACAATGACGATTGTGAAAATTTCATCAAATGGTTTATCGAAACTGCCAAGGCAGAAGGTTGCGAAACCTGTTTCTTTACTGGTGATTGGCACAACAATCGCGCGGCGATCAATATCGTCACACTAAATTACAGTCTCAGAGCATTAGAAATGTTGAACAATGCCTTTGATGTTGTATATTTTATTCCTGGTAATCATGATCTGTATTACAGAGATAAAAGAGATATACAATCAGTAGAATGGGCCAAACATCTACCTAATGTCAAGATCGTCAATGATTGGTTTAGTGAAGGTGATGTCGTTATCGCTCCGTGGCTAGTCGGTGACGATCACAAACGTGTAAAGAAATTACAAGGCAAATACTGCTTTGGACATTTTGAACTGCCACACTTTTTCATGAATGCCATGGTAGCCATGCCAGACACTGGTGAGATACAAGCAGATGCTTTCCAGGGATTTGAACGTGTGTTCAGTGGGCACTTCCATAAGCGCCAAGAACGTAGTAACATAGTCTACTTAGGCAACTGTTTCCCACATAACTATGCAGACGCAGGTGACGATGCACGTGGCATGATGATTATCGAATGGGGCAAGGATCCAGAATATCACACTTGGCCCGGACAGCCTAGATATCGTGTGTATAATCTCAGTGATGTGCTTAAAACACCAGAAGCACTACTATTACCAAATATGCATTGTCGTGTTAACTTAGATATTGACATCACCTATGAAGAAGCCACGTTCATTAAAGAAACATTTGTTGGCACTTACAACTTACGTGAGTTGACCTTATTACCTGTTAAGAATATGGATATTGGTCAGGATATCGTATTAGGTAATATACAATTTGAAAGCATTGACACTATCGTAACAAATAATCTCACAAATATCAATAGTGATCACTATGATCCAAATTTATTACTAGATATCTATAGGCATCTATAATTGTTTAAAATAAAATACCTCACTGTCAAGAATTTTATGAGCGTTGGTAATTCAACCCAGGCTGTTAATTTTGACCGCAAAGACCTTACCTTAGTATTGGGTGAAAACATCGATCTAGGTGGAGATGACACAGGTGCACGTAATGGCACAGGTAAGACCACTATCATCAATGCACTTTCGTATGCCTTATACGGACAGGCACTCACCAACATCCGCAAAGACAATCTGGTAAACAAAACTAATACCAAGGCCATGCTGGTCACCATTGACTTCGAAGTTGGTGGTGTTGACTATAAAATTGAACGTGGGCGTAAGCCAAATGTATTGAAATTCTACATAGGTGATCAAGAACAAGAAAGCAAAGACGACAACAGCCAAGGTGATAGTCGCGAAACACAGCAAGAAATAGAACGTCTATTAGGCATGAGCCACGATATGTTCAAACACGTGGTTGCGCTAAACACTTACACAGAACCATTCTTAGCGTCTAAACCTAACGAACAAAAAACTATCATTGAACAACTGTTAGGTATTACTTTATTAAGTGAGAAAGCTGAATCACTTAAAGAGCAGAGTAAGGCTACAAAGGACGCCATCCAACAGGAAGAGTTCAAGATCAAAGCAGTGCAAGATGCTAATAAAAAGATCGAAGAACAGATCGAAAGCCTACAGCGTCGCCAGATGCTTTGGTTGACCAAGCACAAGGATGATGTTGCTAAACTGCAATCGGCCCTAGACGAATTGCTTAAATTAGATATTGACGCAGAAATTGCCGCACACAAAGAATTATCAGCTTATGATCAGAAACGCAGAGATATCTCAGATCTAACCAAGGCCATCGCACGTGCAGAGCAGGATCAGGCTAGAGAAGAAAAAACTATCGCAAAATTAAAAGAAGAAATACTAGATCTCAAGGCACATAAGTGCTATGCCTGTGGACAGGATCTACATGATGAGAAACATGAAGAGGTCTTAGCTGGTAAGGAAACGGCTCTACAAGAAGCCGCACAGCAATTATTAACTACCAATGGTCAATGGATAGAACTTACAGGTGCACTAAAAGAAATTGGTGAACTAGGTGTCCAACCAAAAGTATTTTATGACAAAGAAGAAGATGCTATCCATCATCGCAGTTCGTTGGCCAGCTTACAGACACAAATTGAAACTAAATCTGCAGAAGAAGATCCGTATAAAGAACAAATTGAAGAGATGCGACAGACTGCTCTTGCTGAATTTGACTATACTACCATGAATGAGTTAGTGCGTGTTAAAGAACATCAGGAATTCTTATACAAACTATTAACCAACAAAGACAGTTACATACGTAAACGTATTATCGATCAAAACTTGAGCTACTTGAACGCTCGACTAAGCCAATATCTTGACCGTATTGGCTTACCCCATACTGTGGTGTTTATGAATGACCTAAGTGTAAACATCACTGAACTAGGACGTGAACTAGACTTTGACAACTTGTCAAGAGGTGAACGTAATAGACTCATACTTTCACTGTCATGGGCATTCCGTGATGTGTGGGAGTCATTGTATCAACCAATCAACTTGCTATTCATTGACGAATTAATTGACTCAGGCATGGATGCTAGTGGTGTAGAGAATGCTATGGCCATACTGAAGAAGATGAGCCGTGATGCACACAAATCAATTTGGTTAGTGTCGCACAGAGATGAACTAGGTGGTCGTGTAAATAATGTTCTAACCGTTGTAAAAGAAAACGGCTTTACCAGTTATAACACCGATGTTGAAATTAAATAACCTATGTCTATCGTCATCGCTGCAGTTCCATATATAGATACCGTAGAACCTATTATGGCTCCGGGATTACTAAAGGCCGTATTAAAGGAAAAAAATATCCAATCAACTGCAATAGATTTGAATATAGAAATAATCAAATTTATCAATGACAATCAAAATAAACAAAAAATATTAGATTTCTTTTTTTCACAAATCGTGCATGATGAAGTCATTGATGATCTAATCAATTGTATTAACTATTGCTCTAATAGAATATTAGAAAAAAATCCAAAAATTGTAGCTTTGAGTTTACTGTGTTACAGTTGTCAAATTTTCACAAGATGGCTATGCGCAGATATCAAACAAAAAAACCCAGGCGTCAAGATCGTGATAGGTGGAACTGGTATCAAGAATTTTGTCGCAGATGACAATGACTCGTATTTTAAACAGTTGAAGAGCCTAGGTCTTATTGATGATTATATATTTGGAGATGGAGAGGTTTCTTTTCTTGAATACGTTAAGGGTTCAACTGATTTTCCAGGAATTAATTCAACACAGTGGACTCCTGTTGCTGATTTAAATTCAATTCCATATCCTGATTATTCAGATTACGATTTTGATCTTTATGAGATGCCAGTAATACCATTGAATGATAGCCGTGGGTGTA